GTGTAGGTTGTGACCCGCCTCCGAATGCGCCCGGAACTGGTAGGAGTGACAATCCCGTCCAAAGTCACATCGTCGAATTCCGGTGTACCCGTGAATAAGGGGTTGCCGGAAAACGTAGGGTTGCCTGCAACCGTGCCATTGAGCGACGCCCCGTTCGTGATTGCCGGCACTCCCGTGAATACAGGATCTCCCGTGAACGAGGGGTTGCCCGAAAACGCTGGGTTGCCGGAAAACGTCACTCCAGCTGAGAAATCGGGAGTCCCGGCAAAAGTATTCGTGCCGTCGAAATCGAGGGCATCGTCGTACTGCCGCAGAAAATCCGCCCATTCAGACAGTTCTGCCAGCTTGTAATTGACGTATTCCGCAGGCAGTTCGAGGTCAGGGAGAAAGCCACTGGCGTGATACGCGGAAGGCTCAACCTTGTTTGCGTCGCCATCCCAGTCCTCCCCCGGAGCGGTGAACGTCGCGTCCGTGGCAAATAGGATCGGATCTGTTGAGGGTCTAGCCATGATTCCTCCCTACGCGAAAACGCGCGAAAGCTTGCCGCCAATGGCGGCGCCGGTGTGCACTGAACCGAAACCTCTCCCTGTCGAGGTTCTAATCTGCGCGTGACGGGACAGCCTAAAAGTACTAGCACCGCTTGACGCTGGTGACAAGACTTGAACGGATACACCCGCACCTTTCAGGCCCTTCAACAGTGCCAACGCTTCCGCTTCGAGCTCGGGTTCCACCGGGTCAGCATGGCTCCGGAACACTAGTGCGTTGACGACCTCGGTCAGAGTGTACGTGACCCCCGGTCTAATCAGCTCTAACAGCGTAAACATTTCAGCGACACGACCCTGCCCCGTGTTGACCAAGATTCTCCCACGAATCGCCGTGCGGTACCGATCGACCGAGCGCCCATACTGAGGCTCGCCGACGATCCGCCCAAAGATTTTCAACCTCGCGAGGTCCGCGTTCGCTAGATCAAATACGCTTTCAACTTCCGCGATCGCGTCCTCGAGTCGCTGAACCTCGTTCAAGAACGCGACAAGCAAGCTTGTGATGCGAGGCTTCCCCCAATACTCGGGGATTAGCTGGAGCACGCCTTCACGAACGACATTAGGGGCGGTCATGAAACGTCACCTGTGACCGTGATGTCGCCCGGATCGATTGTCGCGATGTAGTACCTCGCAACAGAGATGTCCGATGTTCCGCCGTCGATGGTGAAGGATGTGACGTTATCCACGCCATCCACGTTGAATGGCGCTGCAGCTAGCTTGAGGTACGGAACGTCCCCCTGACCCGCGCCGTCTGCGATCACGGGGACCCATGCAGCTTGGATTGCCTCTTTCACATCTGCGATGGCAACGCCGGTGGACGATTCAATGTCCGCCACGATTGTGAGGGCCGATTCGGTTGCACGCCGGAAGCATTCCCGCACGAGGCGCCCCGCATCGTTCGTGAAATCGACGCTCGTCGGTCCGTATGAGATCGAACCCGCAGCGCGTTCTGCATTGATTGCCTTGCCGATGTCCGCATCGGCTACGGCAGAGGGGTCGCCATCCCACACAGTGATCTGCCACTGGTGAGGGGGGATGCCGTTCGAGTCAACGGAAGCCGTAACGTTCTCTTCCGCGAGCACGTCCACGACACCTTCAAGGGCCGACACGGCTGCCGCGATCGCATCCACACTAGTTGAGCCAGCTTTGGCCAGTTCCTGCCGTCGGCGGACACGGAGTGCTTCAATCGTCTCCAGATCGTTCCCGGGTGTCGAGTCTGCGGTATTCACGACGGACACCCAATTGGGCACGGCTTCCGCGATTTTGCTGAGGTCTCCTGAGGCAACCGAAATCCCGGACCCTTTCGTCTCCGCTACGAATGTCACATTCACGCTACCCGCTGCCGCGGTGCTGACGGGGTTGAGATTGTACCACCGGTTCGTGGGAGAGCCGTCTTCATGCGCTATTAGATCGCCTGCCGCGTAGCTCACGGCAGCGTCAAACGTTAGCGTTACCGGGACGGATGATCTGGTAGCAAGCTTGCGATTGGTGCCTGTTAGCGCGGCCAGCGAAACCATCGCGTCCCCCACCGCGCCATCAGGATCAAGCGAATGATAGACGTTCTCAATCGCCTCCCACGCAAGGCCAAGCTTGCCGTTGAAAATTTCGACGACGTTCCCAAGAGGGGTTTTCTCGGTGAGAATGAGCAGACGGGAGATCTTTTCCCGAAGCTCTCCCTTTACGTCGCTGGTCAGTTCGGAGATCGTCTTCCGCTGAAAACCCTCTGTCGTTACGCCTGTCATGCTTCACCTGCTGAGTCCCACGTGCAAATGGCTTCTTTCGATCGACGGCCTCCACCCTTGCCTCTATTGTTCGCCCTCGGTGCGGCTGCCACTTCGCTGAACGGCTCGAAGGGTAGCCAATCCGCCCCTTCATTTTCGCAGACGATCACCTGCCCGGTTCGCGACGCACACCAAAGCGCCAGATCAGAATAGTCGATATCCCCTTGCCGATAATGGTTCAGACCAACGTAAGGTGGATCGACGAACCATGTCGCCTCGACATCCACGATATCACGGTAGTCACAGCAGAGCACGTGCCAATGCCGAATGCGGCCGACCGCATCCGCGGTTCGATCGCGAAAAGTCTCGTTCCAAAAGTACCCTCGAAACTTCGGATTGGAGCCAGCGCTAGGGACCATCTTCTCTTGAGGGGCTACCTGTCCAAAGGCATTCCAGAATCCGATCCAATCCCTTGCAGGACCCGTCACGGATGGGTGCACCTTCTCCCCAGGCTCGTGAATCGGCAGTGATTTGATCTCCGCCTCGCTCGCTGAAATGAGCCAAGACCAGATCCTTGCCACTGTAGGATTCTTCTCGACCAGTAGCACCTGCCTCTCACAGTGTGCCAGCGAGTAGCCTGCCCCACCTGCGAAAGGTTCCACGATTAGATCATGCTTTGGTGCGGGGTACTTAGGAGCGGATCGCCATTTCGATCCGAAGTATCTCCCTAGCATTGGTGGCATTCGTTTCACAAATCAACTCCGATCGAATCGTTCAGGTACTCGCCGGTCTCGGTCGTCGCCTCCCATTGGATGCGCAGGCTCCGTTTCTCGGAATCGTAGTCGAGACGGACCTCGTCAACAGACGAGATGAAATCGAATTCGGACTGCAACCAATTCGCGAAAAGCATTCGAATCAACGTAAGGTCTGGAATTACACCTAGGATCTCATTATACGGGAAGCCGCGAGCCAAATCGTAGAACCACGAACCACGAGCTGTTCCGAGCGCCGAACGCACTTGCTCAAGCATGAGCCGGACGCCAGTGGACATCACCAAACCCGTCCGATCGGAGGTCAGTTCGAGGTCTCCCGGGACGTCAAATCCGAACGAAAAGCTAGCGGTCATTCAGCTGTCACTTTCAACGCCCCGATCAACTGAGTCGCAAATGTCGAGGCGAATGTCTGGAGCGCCACCTTGCCCCCGTCGTTCGGGACCGCGGCCCCTACTGCGGCTGTCGCTGCGGTCTGAATTGCTGTCTGGAGCAGCGACTGTAGCACGACCGGGTCCGATGCCGCAAGCGTGCCGAGGGCGACACCTGTAGCCGTAGCGTGGACCCCGACGGCTCCGGTGGGCCCGGTCCAGCTAGCAGCGCTGCTAGATGCAGCAGAAGTCGGTAGAGGGTTCGCATCGGGGGTTGCCCCCGGTATCGCGAACGGGCTTGACAGGCCGTGCCTACGGTGCGTTTGCGGCTGACTGCCGACGCTCGCGAGCCACGCACCTGGATCCTGCTCGGGGAAAATCAGCAGGACACCGTCGCCTTGCACGAGCGGGCAATGCCCGCCCCCGCCCGAACCTCGTGGCCACACCACGGGCACGTTTGAGATGTTCGGCAGCGCTATGAATTCACCTCCGACTGCGGACTCGATCTCGACCGCCGGCTTGATTACGGCCCGTTGCGTCGTGGCATCGTAAGACACGATCGTTCCCGGTATTGCCGTGTGCACACCGCGAAGGCGCCGATCGATCGCGGCCATAATGACGTCCGCTTCAGTAGGTTGTCCGATGTCCGTCAAAATGGCACCCCTTCACAATGCTCCAGATGTTCGGTCCACATCTTCTGCTTGATCTCGAACCAAGCCCCTAGCACGGTGCCCCGACGCTTGTGCGGTCGGCACCAAACCATATGATACACATCCCGGTAGGTGAGGCCAGTTCGAAGGTCTCGATACTTGAGCAGGCACAAGGGGCATTCGTCATGGTTTCCTATGTATCGGGACATCGCTGTTACGCTAGTGCTTCGGCCTCAAAATGCACGAACCAGTCATTACCCGCCATGTCCCCCGAATGGCGCGTTTTCTTCGCGACGAAAACGCCGTTGACGTCTTGTGATTGGAGCACGAAACGCTTGCCCGGGAGAAGCGTCGGCAAGAGCAACGCTTGTCCGACAATTTTCGTTTTGCCTTCCTTGTCGACATCTTGACGAGGGGTCCCGATCAGTCCGGTTGCGGGGGACACGAGGGGTCCTTGCGTCAACGTGTAAGGGGTGACGACTCGGAGAAACTGAAACGCTTGATCCTGAATCGACCAGGTCAGCCCAAGCGATCGGCAGAATGCTTCAAGCTCTTCCGTAACCGGCCCCGCGATCGTCAAGTCTCGCGTGAGAACGGACCCGTACTTCAGGCGTGCGTCGGACACTTCCGCGACGTTCCCGGGTTTCAAACCTGATGCCGCAATCATCGCTTGGAGCACCGCGACGACGGGGGTTCCTTTGGTAAAATGCTTGTTGATTTCTTTCGGTTGAGCTTTCTCGCCGTCGCCCGCAGAAGCGCGGAACACTACATCTGTGCCTGCCCGTTCGATCCTACCGCGGCGAAGCACACCGAAAAATATCTGATACGGACGATCCCCGTACCCTGCTGATATGCGGCAGGTGATCTCACCGGTAGGTCCGGGTAATAGGAGCCGACCCCTCGTCGTGGGGTTGAGGTTATAGATCGCCACTTCCGCGTTGTTCGGGAAGCGTTGATTGTCGCGCTCGATCTTGAACGCGACTCGCAAGTGATCTTCCCCCGTGTTCGACGCTACGCGAACGATGTTGGGAGGGGCACCGATCTCAATCGTGCAAGTTCGCTTGAATTGCTCGATTCCGATGCCCATTATTGATCCGTCACATAGTAGAGTTTCGCGACCGTGCCCAGGTCAAACAGACCGGGTGTGTCCGCGCCTGGACCGAGTGCCGTGCAGATGAGTGCGCCTGGCGGACGGTCTTCAGTTGCGCGATTGAATAGATCGTAGTCGAACACGATCGGTCGGTTCGCGATCACGATTGACCTACCAAGCGTCACGGTCAGGACCCAATATCCGCCACGAGTGTTCCACAAGAATCGCATCCGGTATTCGGTGCCATCGAAGTCCACGGTCTGTCGGACATCATACTCCGAACCGTCCGGTACCGGGACGTCGAACCATCCAGCGTTGTCTAGGTTGACCGCCATTACTGAATCCCCAAGTTCAGAGACTCACCGACGCCATTAGCAATCTTGAACGCCAGGGTTGCCTGCTGAACCTCTTTCTCTACCGAGTCCGTTTCATCCTTCGACTGATTCCCCTTTTGCAGCGGAGGTTTCGCCGAGATGTCCGCCGGCTCCGGGACGCTCGTTAGCGCAGTCTCGACCTTACGAACCTTCGCCAGACCGAGCGTAAATCTCGCCATCGCAGTCTTTCCGTAGGAGAGATTTATTTCCTCAAGAAAATAATCAGTGTAGGGCCGCCCCCGGTGTGTGAAGCTGCAAAGCGATGCGGTTGCTTGCGCCTGAATGAGCGCGTCGTGCAATTGCTGGATTCGATCAATTGCGAGCAACGATTGAATCACGATCACCGGTGGCGTCGGCTTAGCTGAACTGAGCGCCGCGGAGATCCCTTGCGTCACTGCTAGAAGTCCTTTGGGCTTGAAAAGCGATGGGTTCGGGTCGATCGGCTTGGGCCCCCGGAACCAGGTTTGCACCGGTTCAATCGGCGTGTTGGAATGTGATATTTCGAGCTTCACGCGCGGGGATTTTTTGATGATGTGCTCGCTTACTGGGGCACCCTTTTCGACGGCGTGTTCGGTGACCTCCGCACCCCGTTCGTCCAAGAACGTCCTAGTGATGTCCGCTCGGACAACATGGGGTATCCCAACCGAATCGGTCCAGGTAAGCAGTTCAGGTGCCTTTGCCATCAACCACCTCCTACTGCTGACAGTGTTCGTCCGCGATCCGCTTCAAGGTTGTTCGACACGGCTCTAGCGATGCCGCGAGCCGTGTCACCACCCGCACCGGTCTGGATATTTACCGTCCGCTGATCGTTGATCGTAACGGTTCGCCCTCCGGCTGTAGCAGTCGCCCGAGCCTGGCGCTGGCGCGCGAAAGCTCGGTTGCGCTCGTTCGTCCGACGGATGTCTTCCCGGAATTTAGCGTCAGTCGAGCCCGTGAAGAACTTAGCAGCCCCGCCAATCGGGTCGGTGATCACGTCACTAATTGTATCTCCTACGTCCTCAATCTGTTGCGCCAGTCGCGTAAGGACACCCGACGCACTAGAGAACGCCCCAGTCAACCATGCCTGAATTTGGGCGCTCGTTTGCTGGACGGAATTCGCGATCCGGGTACCGAATACTTGATCGACCAGGTTCGCGAAGCCTGTCAGAAGGGCACTAATATAGCCGACTGCTCGAGAGAAGACCGCGCCGATCGTGGTGGCAGCCGCAGCCGTTTGCGAAAGCATGCTTCGGGTAAGCGTCGAAACACCTCCGACGAGGGTGGCCCAAGCTTGCGCCACGACCCCTGGGGCGGCGGTGAGAATCCTCACGACGGTCTCGCCAAAGGTGTTCACGGTGCTCGTGTTGCGAGCGAACACGTCCAGAAAATCGGCACGCATGTCCTCGTTCGACGCAGTCGCAGCATTCACCAATGCGCCGAAACCGATGAGGGCCTCCTTGAAGAAAGTCTGGAAAGTCTCGCCTACTTCTCGGATGACAGGTACCCAAGACTTGAGCGTTTCCTTGAGCGCCTTGCCGTCTTTCTCAGCATCATCAATCAGTCCGAGCGCCTCGAGCGTTTCACCGATGACCGATTTCTTACCGTCGAGAAAACCGAGAAAATCCTCGATTGCGAGAAACAGTAAGATGAGCGGTATCAGCCTCCTCGTCGCGACGGTCAGCACCTTGTTGACGATCCCAATGTTCCGGGCCAGCAGCAAGATGCCAGCCGCAACTCCGATGATCCCGAGCGACTTGAACGAGTCTCCTAGATTGCCGAGACCTCCGACGCTTTCGCGGACGCCTTGCAGGAACCTTGTCAGATTCACCACGCTTTCTCGCAGCTGCGGCAGGAATAGGTTGATCAACGTGGAACGGACGCCAAGCATCTGCCGCTTGAAATACGCGATCTGATTGTTCGCGTCCTCCGCCTTACGGATGAATGCCTCATCTAAGACGATACCATATTCGCGCGCTGCTTTGAGATTCTCTCGAACCGCTTCGGCGCCGCCACGGAGGTTCGGTAGCAGTTCGGTGCCCGACCGTCCAAAAAGCCTTTGAGCGAAAGCGACCTTCTGAGTCTCGTCAGTCATTTGACTGAGCCTGACTAAGGCATCTTCAGTGAGCGAATTCAGATCGCGCAACTGACCATTCGGGCCTTCAACCTCGAGACCGAGCTCGTTGAAGGCGTCTACCGCTTCTCCGGTCCCCATGCGGAAATCTTCGGCATTCTTTGCCAAGGTCCTGAGTGCCGTCTGCATTCCGCGAGCGCTGCTACCAGCCGTCTCGGCAAATGTCTCGAATGCCTGGACCTGGTCCGTCGTGAGCCCAAGGCGGTCCGCGGCCTTGCCTGTCGCGTCTGCTAAGTCCAAAGTCTCTTGGACGAAACCGCTCAGACGGCTTACGGCTGCGACAGCCCCAAGCGCCAGGAAGGCTTGATACAACCCGCCAAGGGACGCTTGCAGTCCGACGGCCGCCGTCTTCGCGCGATCCATGGTGGCATCCGCCTTCGCGACCCCTCGGGCACCACGAGTTCGGATGTCGAATCTTGCGAGTAGCTCACGGAGTGCCACGGCCCACCATACTGCGCCGACGCTGCCTGTCGGACGCCCTATCAAATACGTCTAGCAGCGCATTCGCTTCCCACACTTCAACAATTGTCCAATGTGTGAGAATCTCATGCAAGGTCTCGGGCATTCGCTCATCTATTACGATCCGCCAGATTGGCCAGGGGATTCGGATTGCGTCTGGGATGTCCAGTTGCTCACCGCTTCCCGAATAAGGTTCTGGCCACTCTCGCTTAAAAAATCAGAGAATTCGAACCTGAGACACTCACTCAGCCAAGCGAGAATGAGGGTTGGACGGCGCGCGAAAACATCGCGCTCGAAAGCGGGAAGATCAACCCATCCTCCGTTCCACCGCACCTTTGAGCTCGAGTGCTGTAGAACGGTCCGGTACACTTCCGGAACCTTGCTGGCGGCGCTCGCGATTCGTGAGAAAATCGACGCCTCTTGCTCGGGTGTCAAGTTGCTAAGATCTGCCCCCGTCGCGTCGATCGCAGCGGGGATAATCTCACCAGTGATTACACCGAGTAGGTTCAGCGACTTGTCAGGCGGAAGGGCTTGCGCCTGGAATTCGGTACCATCAAGCGTGAACGTATGGGTTAGGTTTCGCATGCCGTACTATATCACGCAGTGCCGTTGCCGCCTAGGATGATCGTCTTGGGATCTGCCAGGAAATTAAGGACCCAAGTCACGTCGCCTCTTTTCTTTCCCATCTCGAAGTCGGGCACTTCGGCGATCCAACAGTGCGGGGATGCGGCCTTCGTTGAACCATTTAGATCTCCGAGCAAGAACGCGCCGACACCAGCGCCGCCACTGGCTTCCGTGTCAATGGCCGCGAGCGCGGACAACTTGGCGTTCTCTTTAGAGGAGCCTTTCAGCGTGACGTTTGCGACGTACAATCGTGAGTTCGTTTGGCTCCGGCAGGCGTGCCCGTCGGAACCTTCCTCGACCTCATACAAGGGTTCCGCCTTCGAAATCTCGACGAACGGGTCTGCCCTACCATCAAGGATCGGGATATTTGCCACGATGAGATTGACTTCATTCGAGTTATAGACTGCGAAATGCTTGGACATGTGAGCCTCCTATTAGACGCTAAGCGTCCCATCAATCTCAACTGTGAGAATGCCGCCTTGAAGCGTCGCGCTCCACTTGAAATTCTTTAGATCACGGTTGGCCTTGTCGGTCGCCAAGGCATCGCCTGCCTTCGGTGGCGTCGTCGAATAGTCCGTGGTGATCACACCATCCGCGTTGACGGTTCCGAGCCATCCGAGAATCGTGTTGTCGATCTGCGCGATACCCGAATTGGTGTACGGGACCACGTTCTCGTTCGCCAGCAAGGTGAGTACCTGAGTCGCCAACCCGTCCTCGATGTAGTCGATATTCCGAGTGATATCGAGGTACCGACCACCAGCGGCAACGCCTCCTTGGGTCAGATTCAGACCCTTGATCGGGACGTAGTAATTGGCATTCTTCGCTTTCAGATTCGTGATCTCAGTCGCCGTAAGATCATCCACTTGCGTCAACGCGATCTGCTGGAGCGCCCACACACTGGAGCCAGGATCGAGCGCCAACTGCTCGCCCATGATAGCGGTTCCGAGGCGCGAATATCCATCCCGTCCGAACCACACACCTGTCCGAGCCAAGCTCGAGTCCTGCAACGTAGATGCGATGTCGTCGGTCGCGGAAGTCACACAGTCCGAATCGAGCGAAGTGGGGGCAAAAAGCTTGTCGTTCGACTCAGCCCAAGTCGCTGCCGCTGCGATTTCGGCGGCGCTTGTCGAATCAATTAGGAGCCCATACCAGCCACTGTAAGCGGCCTGTGCATTCGCCAGATCCGTCGCGATCCCAGCGTCCGCGGACTCATCGTTGACCGTGATATGGTTCGACGTACCTCGCAAGTAGAAACGCGCGCCGGGGACGCTTGCGCCCGAGGTCGTCCCGGTCCCGGTGCCGCCCGTGACCGAGACCGTCTCCGCATCGTCGAAGGCGTCGAGAGCATCGTCAATCTCGACGACCCACTTCCGGGCCGTGTTGTCGTACGAGACGAGGGTGCCCGAATCCGAGGTCGTCGTTCCCACAACCGGCTTGCCTACGTCCGAGGCAATCGCGTTGGTGTAACCGCTCGCGTCAAACGTAAGGACTCGTCGCTTCTGACTGAGGGTGATGTCCGTAGTGTTGTCGGTGACCTGAACCCCGCTACTCGTGAGCGCTGCAACGAGCGTGGTCAACTCGTCGCAGATGTTTTCGACGGTCTCACCTGCCACGTTGGTATATGACAGATCGTGTTGGACGCCATCCACGCCGACCAGCGAAAACTTTTGCGGGATGCCTTCGGTCGTGTTCGTCGGAGTGAGCTTGAATTCCTGAACGTTGACGCTCGTGCGCCCGAACACCCACATCGCTTCGGCCGCGTTCTCCTGACCGGCGATCGTCTGTAGCTCGACGTAGGCAGGATCAGCGGTCGAGAAACCGTCATCAACCATCGCGGACAGCCCGCCAGCATTCGCGTTATACTTCTTGGCGCCGACATCGGTACCGAGAAACGGGGCCGCGCCGACATACATGATCTCGCCGAAATTCGCCTGATTGGCTGCGGCGTCTTTGATCGTCGTGGTGGTCTGGACAACTTCGCTAACGTTTGCCATTAGGTATCTCCTACTGTGTCGGTAATCGTGACGTCGCCCTGCTCTGTTGTAAGGGTGCCAATCAGCTCAACCGAATCAATCTCGCCTCGGCTCTCGAGGATTATATGCGTCGTGACCCCTCGCCATTCACTGTTGATCGTCCAGACATTCAGCACACGGCCATGAATCTCCCGGGGAGTATAGCTTGCTTCTGTCGGGATGTCTACTAGTGCGATCCCTGCCGCGGCTTGTGAGGCTTCGATGCTGGGGAGCGCGAATAGTGCGAGCACCCTATCCGCGACATTGAGCGCCGATGCTGGATTTTCGAGCCCTTCAAAAATGGCCTCGATTCGGTAGACGGTGGACTGGTCAACGTGGATTGTGGGGTCGCCTTCACTCGTCTCATCATCTGTCGTCCTAGGGTCCTGCTCTTTCGCGAAACTCACCACGTTCAAGCGTACGATGACCGTGGCGTGATACGGCTGCCCGTCGTCGGCCCAGATGACCACGACGTCCTCACCCGAAGCACCGGCGCCTACTGCAACCAGTTCGAAACTGGATTTGATTGCGTCCAGAATGTCCGACGGCTTCATTACTCGCTCTCAACTTTGCCGGTTATCGACGAGCGCAGGATGCCTTTGTCGATCAACTGTTTCGTTGAACCTTTGCGCGCAATCGTTGACGCGGCAAGCTCGGGCCCAATCCCTTCGCGGAATCTCCGCTGGATCGACCCCTGGAGCTTCAGTGCGATTCGCCGCATCGCAATTTTGATCGACTCGCGTCGCTTCAGAGCAGCCGTCAATTCACGGTTTAGGATACGCCCGAAATCACTTTGGTTCGCCTCGAACCATCCGCCGAGCCATGAGCGTTGCGGGACACCTTCACCGAATTCGTGGATCGCCCCGAGCCGCGCAACCGTAAGCCCGCTCTTGCGTTCCTTTGATCCGTCGCCCGAATGTATCCCGACAGTAACGGTTCCGTGGCGACCCTTACGGATCGCACGAATCGTCTTCCGATAACCCCTATCGCGATCGCGAATCTTGGGCATTCAACCGATCCTCAGATTCGCGCATGCATGGGCCTTCTCGAGCCGCATCAACCGGTCGCGGTAGGTGTTCGTCGTCTTCGCGGCGTGCCGAGCAGCGCGCCCTTGGGGCGAATCCGCGAGCCTAGCAGCGGCCCGCAGATAGACGATCGAATTGTATTGGTCGCCCCAGGTGTCGGACGTTTCGAGAATCGCGTCCGACACGGCAGCATCCAACGTCCCGGAACCCGCCGAAGCGAATTCCGGGAACGCGACTAGGAATCCTGCCGTGTCGGGTGCAGCCATTCTTAGACGTCGTCGAGATAGGCAACGGTCTCGCCCATTTCAATCACGACCCCGGCGGTCGCAAACGTTTGGGCGATCGTGTAGCCGAGCGGCTGCCGTGCGGGCTCGTGGTCGGTCAACTCCTGAGAAATGACCATCCGAGGTCCGAGCGGGCTCGCCGAATCATAGGCGATGACCCTCTTGCCGCCACCAGCCGAGGCGGTTTCCAGCGGATACCAGGACATGATCCGACGGAGGTATGGCGACTGTGCTCGGAGCGCCGTGAGCACGGTTCGGTCCGTACCGTCCCCCAGCCGTTTCGTCGTGATCAGGTGGTAGGTGCTCTGCGGGAGAAGTAGCGTATCCGCGGATGCAACCTCCTTTGAGTTCACCGCGACGGCATTCACGACTCCGTGAAGAGCATCGAGGATCGTGGTCGGATTCGTTGTGCTATCCCAGGTCCCTCCAGCGGCGATCGGAGTAGTTCCCGCATCCGTGATCCCATTGATTGCTGGAGTCGCGTATTGGCCAGCGGCGATCGAGTTGAGGATCTGCTCCGCCCTCATCGCGTTCGCCTTCGACTTCATGTTGTCGAGTGAGATTCCGAGCTTTCGGGCTCGCTCGATCTCGATGTCGAACACATCGTAGCCGGCGGCGAAAACGTGGATCGATTGCTTGGACGAGGTTCGATCCAGCGAAGACTTCGGCAGATCCTGAGTCATCGTCTGGATGACCTTGAAATCCGCGTAGGTCTCGATCTGCGCGACCTCGACATCACCTGCCCAGATAGGCACGGAGCGGTCTACCCGCAGCATTTCACGGAAACGCGCCGGGCGCGTTTGCTTCATCCGCGTTGCCGCGAGATAGGTCAGTTCACTTCGGGTCAGTACTAGGGGCATTTCTTACGTCTCCCTTATGGCAGATTAATATAGAGCAAGGCCAAACCCGCCCCACTGGTTGAGGTCTCGAAACGGCTCTCTGGAAGCTCAGCCGCCTCGTCCGTATCCGCATCCGAGCGGAAATTTCCGACGGGTCGCGTTGCGCCGCCAGCACCGTCCGAGTCCGCAGTGAAGCGAACGAAAGCGGACTGACCGGCAGAAACCGCGTCTTCAACGGTTACCCAAACCCGCCCTTTCGTGACGATATTCACGGCCTCGTCTGAGTCAAACGTTCCGGATGTCGTGCCATCTTCACGCGGAGCAATCTCTGCAACGATTCCGAGACCTGTCTCGGTCAACGTACTCGCTGCTGGGAGCGCCGCCTCGTGGTCGTCGGTGCCCTGGACGACGAATCGTCCGACGGGCAGAGCTTCCTCCGCCAGCCGAGCCATGTACTCGCACTGTCCGACAATCAGCCCGAGCGCTTTCGTCGCGGTCGTTTCTTGGACCTGTACTCCTAGATCGCCCATTACTCACTCCCTCCGAAAGCGGAATCGAGCCGCCTGTGGTATTCCTGAATCATGCTGTCCAGGCTGTCGTTCCGATCCGATTCGTTCGAATCGCCACGGTAGCCGGGGTTCGGCTTAGTGCGCCGGATTGCGTCGAGATACGCGGTGACGTAGTCGTCCGAGTGCTCATCAGTCAGCTGCGCCGATGCATCGAGCTTCGCGATCGCATCGAGCCGAACCTGGCGAGGAGTCTTACCATCGAAGCGATATTCAGCCCCCAAGATGTCCGCCAGGTCTGCGCGGAATTGCGTCTCCTGCGCGACCATCTCAGGCAGCCTCGCGACCTGTTGCTCCGCCGCATCAGCCCGAGCCGTTGCCGCATCAGCCCGAGCCACTGCCTCGTCGGCTCGCTTGGCTTCCGCTTCGCGAGCAGCAAGGGTGTCATCTAGGGCTTTCTGGAAGGCAGCCCGAGACGACTCATTTGCCAGATCGTATTCGATCGAATCGAGTCGGATTTTCATTGGTGTCCTCTCTACTGTGTCGGGTTGCGTCCCGTTTGCCGGGGAGTCCCCGGGTAGCTCTTCATTCCCGTCCAGTCTCAAGCGTGCCTGGCGTCCAGCTCTTGCTTGCCCCTCGCCGAGCAATGCGACATGGTTATATCGAATCTTGGTCTGGATTCGATCATAGGGTTCGCCCGAATCTGTGCGGCCAGGCTGCTCTATCACTTCGCACTGGTATCCGGCGGACAACTCCGACAGATCCCTGGAATCGACTCGGGAGATGACATCCGATGTCGCGAGATCCAGAAGCGCGGCCACATACTCTTGCCCGTCGTCTGCACGCTCCCGACCGTTGACGGCTGCCACGGATCCTTTCGCGAGCCGGGGCCAATTGTCGGGGTTGACACTTCCTTCTGGCGGATGTCGGACAGTTACGGCCACGCCGTCTAGTGTCTCGAGAGACTCGGGCGCGAACACTTCAGACTCGGGCCGATACTCTCGAATCTCCGCGCCGTTGGCGTCACGGTATGTCTGCACGCCCGTCCGACACACGAATGCCGGGACCCGCACCCCTCCAGATCCGGTTCTCGTGGCGGCTCCTAAAATGCCGTCAACACGACGTTGGACGTTCACGGATTGCAGTGTGCCTACTATTTCCAGAACGGTCAAGCATTATCTCCAGGTGTCACGGGATATGCTGTACACCGGCATTGGTAGTCGTCCCCTGGATGCCCCCGCCTACCGTCATCGCTAATGATCGGTGGATTGTCATAACGGTAGCGGTTCCCATTTAGATCACCATGCGCGTCACGGACCCTTTCGTCGCCACTGTCGGTCCAAATGTATTCTTCAATGCCTGCCGCTTCATGGCGCTTGCGAGTCACCTCACCGTTCATTTTCAGCGTCTGGTCTCGGGCCCACAATTCCGCTTTTGATTTCGCCACGCCGGTCGCGCTCTGGATTTGCGCAACCAGATCCTTCACATGTAAATCGGCACCTTTGAGGAGAATCTTCCGCAGGCGCTTAATGTGATTGCGACCGGTGCCGCGAATGAGATTGGTTGTACGCGCTCGTATCTCGTCCGTCGCGAGAGGTATCTCGAGCTTCGATCGATCGATAGCGGGTACCCTGCGCAGCTTCCGATCGACGGATCGTTGCGTGGCTGACATCGCACGATCGACGAACGCAGTGATCTCGTGCGGTAGCAGTTCGTCGAAAATCGAAAAGGCGTCCTCACCAGTCGCATCCTTGCGACGCCCGGGAGCGTTCCGGGACGGATCAACGGGGTCGGGTGTGACTCGGACCATGCCCCGAGTGTCCGGCGCTTCACCACGCAGTTCCTGTAGGAGCGCGGTTTCGACGGCTTCGAGAATCGTCACGTTAGCGCGGGCCAGCCATTCCCGAGCACGTCTCGGATCCGGCTCCCCCGTGCGCCGACGGCGGATCTTATTCGGGGGTGTCCTCGTCATCAGGATCAGACTCGATCTCTGGTTCGGGAAGTGTTGGCGGGGGTGGGGTCGGAATCATTAGATTCGGGTCGATTTCAATTCCGAGGCTCCCGTCGGTTGATCGAGACTGCCGGATCTCCGACGGCTCTAGCACACCCATGTCATACCAGGTACGATCTCCCTCAGCCGCAGCTTTCCGGATCTCCGCTTGCTCCTTCGCGGTCGGTTCCCACACGGGTGGGATTGTCACCTCCGCGGACGGGTCGATGTGCTCAAAGATCCGCCGGATTTTTCGTAGGACGCTTTGATTCTGATACCGTGTGACCGTCTCGTAGTACTGCCTCAGATCGCTTTCACCGGTCGCGTTCAAGCCACTTGGCGAAATACCAAACAGCACAGTCAGAGGCGTTCCGGTCGCCCCTGCGATCTGCTGTGCAAACTGGCTCATAAGCTGCGGCAGATCCGTGAAACTGACCGGCGTTCGCGTGAAGGACTCCCCATGCTCCGCATCCAGTAGGATCGTTTTCGCGACAGATCGACCCGTCGAGAGCATTCGCAGCCGGTTCTGAATCGTCGTCTGATCCTTCTCGGACACCATCTCGAGAACACCTGCCATTTGCATCACGCCGATTGAAGTCTCCTGGACTAACTCGGAAATGGCCTCCCATGCGATACCGTACTGCCCCAGAATCTCGTGCAACGGTTGCAGGACGGAGATCCATTCGGGTGCCCCGGACCAGTGCGTCCAAGCGCCGGCGGATGTGTGAGCGGCGGACGGCAACCCTTCGCAGAAAATCAACCGATCGCGGTGTACCTCGGTCCCCGCTCGCCGATGGCCTCCCGTGATTCGCCACGTCACGCCGCGCTTGTATGTGGCGCTCGTAGGGTCCTCATCAACCTGGACCGCGACGAGTTGCTCTCTCGAAACGACGTCTAGCCACGCAAGCGTTTCGCGCTCGCCGGGCGGCTCGAGTAGGCTGCGCCCGCCGGCGAATCCCATCACGATCGCAGCGCCCCCGAACAAGCGACCCTGTTGCAGCCCGTAGAGAACCGCACCGTTAGGATGTTCGTCGGTCTGATTGATTTCTTCAAACCGTTCTAGCGCTGAATCGTCTGCACGCACGCCTCGATTCAGGGCCGTTGCCGGCAACACATCCACGGCCCTCCGAGCCAACCAGACGGAATCGTACAACGCCGCCAGTTGCTCAGAAGTGAGGTAATCGGGTGTCGAAATCTGGATATTCGAGCCCTTGCTGAGCGCCGCCCCAAGACCGCTCAAAACGTTTACGAACCCGTCTAGTCTTTGCATCATCGTCATGCGCTTAACCCCTGCAATGCTGTCATGTACCTAGTGTGCGCGCTCACTAAATGATCAAGCGCTTGCGTCGTGGTGTCCACCTCGTCGTCATGCGCGCCTCTCGGGAACGCGACCAACTCGTGCCTGTACTCTTCCACCCATGGCGCTTCATGCGTTGGAGGCAGTAGCACACGACCCGCCTCGAATCGATCCGAGTGCGCTATCAGTCGAGTCGCCTTGTCGTCGGTGGGGTTGACCGCTTTGACTTTCGGGACCTTGACTCCGGGGAGCCCTTCGTCAATTTCCGCGATGACTGCGGAGCCGTTTGCCTTGGCTTCAATCAACACAACGTTTGCATCAGCCCACTTGATTGGCGCGGTAATCTGATGCCTCTTAACGCGTAGCTCTCTCGACTGTGCGGATATGAATTGGCGCTTGCTCTCGGGATAGTTCCAGACCCCAAGCACTCGATCGAGCAAATAGAACCAGCCGTCATGCTCGCCCCAAAGCGCTCCCGAAACCCTCGAGTGAGCGGCGTCAGACCCTTTGAAACCGAAGTCCCATGACTGAACGATCCGGAGCGCTTTCGGGAGCGGGTCGGTCCAAGTGTGTTGCAGCCACCCCTTTTCCAAGATGCCTCCGGAGTCGGGTGTCGGATTCTGTTGCAGCTGCGCCGCTACGTTAGCAGGGCTCCCTAATTCGGATTTGATCTCCTCGACTGTCTCCTCGGAAAACCTCTCCGGCCACGCCAGTTCACCGGGTTCGCTTCGCGGATCCCGCCAATCAAGCGAGCTACCACGATCCCATGAAGCGTTGGGCTCGAACCACATGGGAATCATAAGATGTTCGTAGCCTTGCTCGAGTGCCACACCAGCGAGGTCACGCTCGGCAATCCGCTGCATAATAATAACGCGCGCAAACGTGGCCGCATGCGCGCGCCTGGATGCCATGGTCTCGGCCCACCACTGCTCCACCTTGCCGAGCGCCAGAGGGTTACGCGCATCTCGTGGCTTATTTGGATCGTCTACCACTTGGGTGTCTGCGTGCCACCCGACACCACGACCGCCTGGCGTAGTAGAGAATCGACGACCTCCCGAAGCGTTTTCGAAATGTCCAGCCGCTTTCACCTGCTCGCCGGGTTCAAATTCGGGGAACGCTTTTCGGTAGTCGTCAGATTGAATCAGCTTGATCTGCCGGTTCGCGTCACGCAAAACGAGCTGGGTGTCATTACTCGCGAACATCCACCGGTGCTTCGGGCACAGCGCGGCCCAGTGCCACGCTGGCCAGCACACACTTACGATCGTTGACTTACCCGTTCCCGGGGGGACATTGATGACAAGCCTCTTGATCTGCCTACGCGAAACCGCTTCGAGATGCTCGCAAATGGCGCCGACAACCCAGCTATCAAGAAAAGAAGACGGCTCCACCACGTGCCAGAAATGGCGCACGAATGTGTGGAGCCGCTTACCAGGAGGCGCGGCATCAAGTAGCGCTCGGACGATTATATGGGGCGAGGGGATCATCACGCCCCGATAGGTTCGCCTCTCAAGCCCACTGAGTCAAGCGCTGCCGCAAGTATGGCGCTCGGGGTTTCCGTTTCGGGAGGCGGAAGCCAAGCAATTGCGTTCGGCTTCCAGGGACTCTTTTGCGGTTCAAGGCTATCAGGATCTAGGAACTTGAGTCGATCCGCCAAGACGACGCACCCGAACGATGTGAGCGCGCGGGGTGTGTGCTGTGACCATTGGAGCGCGTCAAGCGAGAATGCCACGTAAACGGCCTGTTCGATCAACCCGTCCTGGTAGTGTCCGACAAGTCTCTGATACCATCCACGAGCCCCAGGTTTCCGGCGCCCACCGGGGGGATTGAGGAACACACGCCCGAACCACTCGAGCGCCATCCCATCGTCGTCCTGGGAATAATGCGTTTCAGCATTCACCACTTGATTGAACGACTCTTCGGAGCACGGATCAAGGTCAATGCCTCCCATGAGCAGATGGGCGACATCTATGATTTCGGGTGGGGTGCCGTGCCTATCTTTCAGCGGCATTCGGTGGTTTTCACCTTTGGTCATTGTTGTCCTTTCATCGTCGCAACCAGTTCCTCGACGCTCGACTCGCGGAACCAGTTTCCAGTTGTCTCGTTCATTGCTACCAACTCTCCGTTGTGAAGCACGCTTACGGACCATGATCCGTGCTCGCTAAGCCACTGAAGCATCTCGCGATGCGCTTCTAGCTGTTGTTGAAGCTTGGCGTGGTCTCGCACGAGTGCATGAAGGGCACTCTGCCTGTCGAACTGCCACCACGATGCGCCGGCTCGCTCGACCAGGATTGAGCCGTCAGTTTGAATAGTGAACGTCGTGTCGCCAGCTATGGTGGTCCCGGTCCCGGAGACAGCCGGGCCTGGCGATTCGGGTTCATTTCTGACGGACATTGTGCGGACTGAAGTGGTGACGCTTCGACCATCTCAACAATTCGATACTCCTACGAACATCGGACAGCGCACGATGAGCGGTCGGGATGTCGGGCCCAGCGAGGTCAGGATACCACCGACGAGTGAATTCGTAAATGGCGCTCACATCCCCGTTCCGGTAGTGTAAACATTCGCGTTCAAACTGAGGCCAGTTCTCGCGAAGGAAGGCGCGATCGAACTGAGTATTGCTCCCGCATAGCGGTGAACGGTAAGCGTCCCCGGTTGCGGCATGCGCGCCGCAGCAGTTCGTTGATTCCGCGAACGTTCGGAGGATAGGTTCGACGTCGCTCCAAGACACCAAAGGTCTTTCGAGCAGGTCAGCCCAAAGCCCACTAGCCTCGTGCATTTCGACTACCTTCGCGGGCGTGTTGACCATCGTCTTTTCGATGTCTACCGGATCGACTAGCAGCGTTTCCGACGCCAGCTCCTCAAGCTCCGGGGTCGTCGCAACCATCGCGATTTCGAGAACCTTAGACGTCTTGGGATTCAGTCCGGTGGTTTCAAGGTCTAGCCAAAAAAGATTCATGACCATTTCATCCTTTCGCGGTTCACTTCTTTTACCGTGAGTCGATCGATTCGCAGCACACGGCGATTCAGTTGACTCTCTCGATGCGCTCGCCAGGGGTTCAGACGACACAGTGTCCCGACTGCCTCGACACCATCACGAGTTCGTATCGTGGGGACCTTCGGGCTAGGCGCTATCACGCCGTGTTTAATCAATTCACTTCGGTTCATTGGATGTCTTTCGGAACTGGGGGTTGTCGATCATTACATAGTAAAGCGCATCAATCACGCTATCCGGAATGTCGTAACTGAGCCAGTTGCCTTCATACTCCAGTCGGATCGTGCGCACCATCTGACCGAGATCCCTAGCGCGCTTTTCAGCTTCACGCATGCCGTGGCTGATTCCGAAATCGACGAAGAACCAACGCGCATCGCATCGATCCGCGTGAGCGAATCCAGCAGTCATTCCAAGCCACCGCTCAACAGGTATTGTGTCACACAAGACGGGTGTGTACAACAGATGCGAAGCGTACGGTGCTACGCCTCGTGAGAACGCGAAACGCATGCACACGAGCGTGTAGCGTATATTGCGGAAATATTCGCCTTTCGTATCCCCTGAGAAGGGGGATTCAATTGCAACTGTTTTCACGAGCCGGTCCTGGTAGATGACGGGGATCGAGGGTTGTGCGATCCGACCATAACGCGAAACGCATGCACGTGTCCCGGAGACAGCCGGGCCTGGTATGTGTTGCACGATATCAGAACGGATCAATTCTGGCAACCGGTTTCGCTCTCGTGGTACGAGCAGATCCGCTCTTCGAGTCCTGCGATGCGGCTCCGGTCCGCCTGTAACTTCGTGCGCACTCGACCGATGTCGTCTTGCAGGTCGAAGATTCGTCGGTCCCGTTCAATCAACCGTTGCTCGAGTTGATCGATCCGCTCAATAATCGCGCCGTCGTCGCTCGCCCCCACATGCACCTGCCCCGCCATGGCAGCAGCAATGAGCGTAAACACTCCGGTGATCGTCGCAACGAGCGCGCCCCCAGCTGCACTAATGACGGCAGCCCAAATCGGGCGCCCGCGCAAGCGATCGGACCACGAACGTCGTGGTGTTGCGGGCGGGCGCAGATCACCGTCCCGTTCGACCGCTGCTAGTCGGTACTCTCCACGTAACATTCAGGAACCAATTCCAGAGGCCAATAACACTCTGCGAAACTGAGCGCTTCGGGGTTTTCTTCGATCGCCGCAGCATTCAAAAAGCAAACCCGTTGAGCACGATTCCGCGGGACGACTCCCGGGTTACGCTCCGTGCGGATCATGCTCTCGACCGCTGCTGTCAGCCAATCACGCCTCCGGATCGCGGCAGTGCATTTCGGCCATTCGCCGTTTCGCGGGAAGCCGGCGCCGACTGCCCAAGCAAGTGATAAGATTCCGAGTTGCGCGTCCGCAGGAAACGAGCCCCATTCCGAAAACTCTTCACGTAGGATCGAAGCGTTCGCGACCAGGCGACGAGCAACCATCAGGTCGATCGTCAGTTCACTGAGAATCAATCCGCGATCCGTCCGATACGCGGACGCAATCAGACCTGGTTCCCGTGCTTTGACCTCGTGCCATTCCGCTTCGATTTCCTCATTCGTCGCGGGGCGACCGTTGCGTGCGATCCAATTCAATCGCTTGGCGGCCTCGGGTGAGTCGATCAAGTTTCCGACCCCGGTAGTCACGAGACCGAAAACATCTAGATACATATGTCGGACACGGCCCTCGAAAGGTTCCGAGAACTTGTGCCACATCCCACGAACCGAAGGTCTCACGACTTCCCACGCTCCGCTAACTCGTCCTGTTGCGCCAAGGCTTTCGCGACGGCGCAACCGGTGTGCGGTCGGCGGACCTCCGCTTGCAGTTGCATCACCATGTTGGCGAGATGCTCGACCATCCCGACAAGCTGCCGCACCTCTACCCGCAGCTGGCGCAGTTCATTCAACGCGGTCGGGGTACCAGGGTTGGTCTCCTCGTCGCCATCCCACGGGGGCGGCGGAATCGGGTCGGTGTCACTCATCGGGGTAGTCCTCTACTGCTGCGCGCTCCGCCGAATCGGTTACGATTTCGTCGAACCATTTGCCTGCGGCGAACCACGCATTCGGGTCTAGGTTGTGCTGCCGAAGCCATTCGATCGCGCTAATCGGCTCCGCTTCGAGCGGCACGCTCGCGAGTGAAATCGAGTGAGTCACCCGCCGGCCGCGCAATCGCAGAAACGCCGGAGACTCTCGCACCGAGCAAGCTATCACATCCCCACCCGGCTGCCCGTAGTCAGCAGTTACGATTCGCATCCCACGAGTCGCGAGATAGAAGCACGCATGCGCGCTGCTACGGTCACCGTCGTAAAGCAGGATGTCCCCTGGTTTCAGCTCTCCTCGCTTCGGCCTTATAACGACCTCTTTCAAGAGCGGCCCGAAGAACAGCTTGGAAAGATTCTTCCCGACCTCCCATCCGCCGCATTCATTGCGGTTCACAATGTCTGAGTCACGACACCCAATAGCGTACAGGACGGCGTGAATCAAATCCCCGCACGATGAGTAGCGGCCGTAGTCTCGATCTTCCGCCACGGCATTGTTGATCGGCTGACCACGCGCGCCGAAGGTCGCGACGAACCATGCTAGTTCGACGGTCTCGATTCTCGGAACGTAGCTCATTACGCGCTCGCCGTTACACGAGTCGCTACGACGGTGTGCTCGAACTTGCCTGCGTCACCGCCGGTCCCGTCAGTCGGAGTGATCGTGAGACTATCCCCGGGGCTCAGTTCGAACCCGAACGAGAAACGGTCCCCCGAAGTGCCGTTCGAGGCATATTCAGTGGTGCCCACGAAAGCGTCCGCGGTCGTACCGTCGCCAGCCGAGAAGGTCGGTGCGCCGCCCCCACCGTCAGCGATCGACTCGGTGCATTTAACGGCACAGATACCTGCGAGCGTTACGCCAGTCGGTGCGGTCAAAAGCGCCGTCTCCGAAGCGTCGCCATGATCGACGACGGTTGGAGGAGCACCGAACCCGTCCGCCGCAGTCTTTGCAGGGGTTACTGCGCTATCGGCAAGCGCGCCGGTAGCGATCGAACCGCTGTCAGATTGAACCGCCTCGTAGGCGGAGATTGCTTTCTCGTGGACCGATGATCCGTCGTTTGCCATAGGATGATTCCGGTGTTGGGTTGGGCGCCTTATATGTCCCGGTCCCGGAGACTGCCGGGCCAGGTACGCGGTAGTATGCCCTACTTACGTCGCCGGGTCAACCGTTCCTGTACCCGCCGGCGCAGCCGAGCCTTGCGCGCTTCGGCATCATCCGCTAGCCGCCTCGCTCGGATTGCCCGGAGCAGCGGAGGGGCAACACGCGAAGCGATTTCCGCAACGCGCAGGATCCAGGTCGGGGTCATTGCGCACACCCTTCCGCGTGCGCGTCGATAATTTCTTCGCAAGCTAGCATTACACCTAACGCCCTAGGGCAGTCGAGGATATCACTATCGGGACATTCTCGCTCAACCGTTTCGACGATTGCCGTTACACATGCCTCGTCAATAGCGGCTGCCGTGACGGGGTGGCATGCAGGCTTCCCGGGCGAGCAAGCCGCGACGGCGGTGGTGATCATGATCACCAGAACCAGTCTGATCTCATTCATCGTTATCGTCGCCGCCCCTTAACGCGTCGATGTCCCGGAGACTGCCGGGCCAGGTAATCGGTAGTATGCCCTACTTGCGCCGCCGGGTCAACCACGATCGCCATCGTCGCCCCTTAGAGCGTCAATGAAACGGTCATCGGCCTTCGATGGGGTTGCGCGTGCGACGGCTACTGCAAGCCGCCAAAGAGCGAATGCAGCGACCGGGACGGCTGCTCCCCAGAGAGGTCCAGCAGCCTCGTATACGATTCCCGCGAGCACGGTTACCGCGACTCCACCTGATACGATCGGTTCTATTGATTTCATCTGGTTACCTCACACCTTGCACGCTGCGCACCGCACGTTACCACGACACACACTAGCGCGCCATCTGAATCCCACACACCCGCCCCCGAGTCCCCGGGACGGCACGGGTACGCCAGCTGCGCCCCTAGGTGACCGTGCCAATCGACCCACTCGACCGTTGCCGGAATCGACTCACCGCGCCCGGTCGTGACCGTGACCGTCTCACCGCGTCGCGGCGTCCCGACGGCTGCCCACCGTTCGACTCGCCGATCTGGAGTGTGAAGCTCAACGAGGTCCCGCACCGGGTGGCGTCGTGCTACACGCGCACGAGTGCCCCGCTCGACCGTCGCCCCACCACCGTCCACACAATGCGCCGCGGTGACGAGCGCACGAGGTCCGATCCAGGTCGCACCGCATCGGCCGCCGTCAAGTGGAACGGTAAGCGACGAGACCTCGGGAGCCGTCGCAGGTCGGGCCGTACACGACACCAGCAACAGTGCCGCAGCGATCGCTAGTCTCACGGCGTGCCCCACTTCGTCTGGGCGTAGTCGAGCTCGGCCTCCTGGTAGTTTGACGATGGTACGGCATCTAGCGCTAGCACCTCGCCCGTTGGGCCGTCCCAGGTGCGTGCGTCATTTAGACTATCTCCCCCAATAACACATCCGCCTCTATTTGCTGTTGAATCGCTAGATTCATAAAAGTGGAAGCTGTTATCCACTGCGGTTGTGGCAGTCCCGTCTCGGTAATGAGTATGACCGCCTCCAGTGTACCACCTGGAGCTTCCGCTAAGACCCATCAAGAAATGCCGGTCATTACTTGGAGGCGTGTTGGCCGCGCCTACCATTTGCTTGTAGTCGAGGAACGGTAGCGCTCCGTCATACCGTCCAACACAGCTTATGTACATCGTAAGAGTCACATATAGGTTCTCTAGCCCGCGACCATCACCGGCATCACTCCAGTCACAAGCAGTCAACCCGTTAATCGTAGTAGTCGGTACACCAGTACTCGCACCGGTACCAGCGTCCCAAGTGAGGTCGTTCCCGGCGCTCGACCTGTCCGTGATACCGTTGATATTCCCGCTGCCGTCAAGCGACACGTAAGCACTCTCACTCGGATCCCACCAACCTAGCACGTTGACGGCCTCGGTCGTAACGTCCACCGTAGTCGTGTCGGACGCGCCTGCCGGAATGCTAGCCTCGACCGTGGCGGGGTTACCCGATCCGGCAGCTGGCACCATCGCGGCAGTCACAAGGAAATCCACGTACCACGACCCAGAAGCAGCGGTGCCCGTGCCGGCGCTCTCGCCATCCACGGTAACAGTCACGACAGTGCCGTCGGACGCGGTCGTAGTCCCATACACGCGGCACCGACCGTTGGTGTAGATTGATCCGCCGGTGCTCTGCGTGACGTCGGTGATCGTGACGGTGTCGCCCCCAGCCGACGACCGGCTCAGCCCCAGCCCTAACGAAAGACCTAGACTCATGCCCGCCATCTCAACCCCGTTCCTCATCCCACCAGACAACGACTCCGACATCGCGATCGGTTCCGGTCTGCAACACCTGGAAGACGAGGTCCGACCCGTCGAACCCAAGCGACCAGTTGATCGAGATCCCCGACCGGCGCCCGGTGACCATGTTCGTGATTGCAGAATCTGCGGCGCCTACCGTGTCAGCAGTCACGTTGTGAAGGTAATAGGACCCGCCTGCTCGCTCGATTTCAAACTCGAGGTCTCGGATGTCCGCGACGCCGCTGCCGTTGTTTCGGAACGTCACCCGAATCCCAATCCTGCGAATCTTCCCGTCTGCGCTCACCAGATCCGCGAGCGCGTGTGACCACACGGTGACGAGACTCGCGCCAGTGCCGATCGGAGCGATCGACCTCTCGTAATCGTGGAAATTGTGAAGGGGTCGATCGTTGCAATCCAACCCGTCGCTCGAGGCAATCAGTTGATAAATGCCACCCCCGACGAGCGATGCAGTCGTGCCTCGGATCTCGACGTTAATCCCGGTCCGCCCCGCGTATAGAGTGTTCGGAATTTGCAGGTGCCATAGGGGGACGTCACCTGAACCGCTCCCTGCGTAGATGCCGGATCCGTCCGGAATGTTTATTACGCCGGAAGTCGAGGTATTATTGTCATTCTCGATATTTATCTTTTCAGTCTCGATCTCAACGCGACTACTCCCGAGATTACCGACCGAAATGAATCCCTGCCTGAAGACCAGTTCCGCAACGGAGAAATTGGCATCCTCAACGTAAATGACCTTCTCACCGCTCAACCATGACCAGTTGACCACCGGGTTACCAGCGGCGTCCTGGTCCGCGATCGCGACTCCTTTGGCTGCGATCTCCGCGGCAGTGGGGGCTGCGACACCTTGCCGGTACTGCAGTCCTAGGTCTAGATTTGGTCTCGGGTCAGCCATTTACTGGTCCCGGAGACAGCCGGGCCTGGTAGATGATGTCTATCAGCTTTCGGCAACCCCGTCCAGCGAGATCGACATTTACTGAAGCCGCCTCAGAATGTACCCCATGAGCGTGTCAGACGCCTGGAAAGCAGCATCCGAAGTCGCACGCTGCACCGAAACAAATTGCCCGAGCACGACGTCGCCGGCCTTGACGACGTACTTGCGGCTCGGTTCGGCTGTGACCCCCTCGCCCTCAAGCTTGGCGTAGAAGGTCCCGTCGATGTTCGATCGAATCGCGTGGACCGTCCGAGAGAATTCGTGGTCTTCCGTCGAAAGGTCTACTGCCTCGAATGCGATGGGGATGTCTGCCATGGTCAGTCCTCGTGGATGCGCCGGCTATATTCTAGGAATTGCTCCATTTCGGCGGTCGTGAGCTTCTGCCGTATGCGATCGGCTGTGATCTCCTGGCGTAGGATTGCAGCGGCGCCTTGCTCGCGATCGTGAATGCGGAGCAGGGAATCAATCGAGATAACGGGATCAGGAGACATCGCCTGTTTTGTTTGCCACGCAACGGAGGCTTTCCGGGCCGCCTCGCCGAGCGGAGTTAGGATGCTTTCCGGCGCATCATACTCGGGATTCAGGAGCGTGTCCAGTACGAGAGCGCGATCAGACCAACGATACCGCTGGGCGAGCTCCAGTTCGTATGGATCGTCCGGCACCTGTCTCGAGGGCCGGGTGTACCAGTACCAAAACAGGACGTATTCGTCGTCCGTCTCGCCTGGCTGCTGTGCCCACGGTCGTGTCACGATGGTATCGTAACACGACTCGCATGGGTTGTGGGATTTTTATAGCGTCCGAGAGTCGGGGCACGTCCCGGAGACAGCCGGGCCTGGTAGATGGTGTTCGCTCGATTAGTCCCGGAGACAGCCGGGCCTGGTAGGTGTTGCGATTAGAGCTTGACAGGTAGCGGCTCTTGTGCGGGCTTGGTCTCACCTCGCACGACGCGATATGTGCCCTTTCGCTCGCGGATTACGACTGGACCGCTCTCCGTCTCAAGCCTACGATGCCCCGCAGCATATAGGGCACGGAGGGCCTCCTGGGCCTCGGTACGGAGCTGATCAGCTGCCGCCACGTTCTCGATGGCGGTTCTGAGCAGTTCCGTCTGCTGCTCCACGGACAGCGGCTCAGCTGTGACTGGCTTCCGGCCCGGTTTGGCGTTGGGCTTAGGTTGGGGCTTGGGCTGAGGTTGGGGTGCGGGTTGGGGTGCGGGTGCGGGTGTCATGGGTACGGGAGATGCCATTGGGGGTCCTTTCGGGTCCGTCGCGGTAGCGGCGGCCGCTGCCGTCCCGGAGACAGCCGGGCCTGGTAGGTATTGTGGGGTTCGGGGCTAGCCCCGATCGAACGGGCCACGTCCCGGAGACAGCCGGGCCTGGTAGGTGTCGTAGGGCTGGCGCCGACTGTCATATGTCGGCGTGCTGGTCCCGGAGACAGCCGGGCCTGGTAGGTGTCGTAGGGCTGGCGCCGACTGTCATATGTCGGCGTGCTGGTCCCGGAGACAGCCGGGCCTGGTAAATGTCGTCTATCAGCTTTCGGCGACCCTGTCCAGTGAAATCGACATGAGTGAGATCGACACGTCACGCACGATTGTACTTCCGCACGGGCAGTTGCGGTGTTCCAGGATTTCATCACCCAGATCCAGCACGCCTACATATGGTAGTCGGCGCCACTGCGCGGACGTGTATCGCTTTCCGCATGAGCACGTCTTTACGATCGGGAGGGTCGTCTTCATGACGCCTCCACCTGGAGCTGTACTCGCAGTGCTACGCGAACGTCTGCCAATTGCGCGCCCCGCATGGCACTCGCAGCGGCGTCACTCGCAGCGGCACTCGCAGCAGCACTCGCAACGGCGATCAAGGCGTCACTCTCAGAGTCACTCTCAGAATCCCTCGAGGCGGCCCACGCGGCGGCCCTCGCGGCGGCACTCTCAGAATCCCTCGAGGCGGCCCACGCGACGGCCCACGCGGCGGCACTCGCGACATCTAGTTCTTCGCGAGTGGTCTCACCTCGAGCGTATCGGCGCGCCACCTCGAGGGCCGCGACGCTACGCGGATCGGGTGATCCCACGAGCGACAGGGCGCGATCGGCCCAATCGCAAGCGAGCAGCCGCATGGTGCGTTCGGGGAGAAAATCCGTGTGCAGCAGTACCCATAGGCGATCCTCAGCAGGTACGCGCTCGTCGTCGCACACCTGAAGTGGCGTCAGCCCTTCGGGCGGGACCAGCTCGGCGATTTCCTTGTCTGAGTCACAGACGTCTCGGCTGTGTAGATATTCGCGAGTGATGGGGTTCGTGTTCGTCATCATGCCTACGATGATAATTCATCCCAACGGACCGCGCAAGGGAATCGACACAGTCGGTCCCAAAAAATACCCGGTCGGGGACCAAGCTCGAGAAGGCGGGTTCGTCGGCCCGGCGGAATGATATGGGCCACACACGATCAGCGCCAACTTTTTTGGGGGAGGGGGCCCAAAATCACCCCCTTTTACTTACATATTCATGTCTGTAGGTCGGGGTTACCTTGACCTTGCTCTCGAGTTTCGATGTCAGAGCTTCGCCTAATTACTTAAATCCAGTCTTGAACGCCAAACCAAGCTAGATTTCAGCTCCGAACCCCCGACCAGTAAGTAATGAGCTATAGTCAGTTCTACTGGCCCTACGATCAAGGTCCGGGAAAAATAGGCTCATTTATCAGTTTATTATGAAGACGATCGGTCCGCCCTTGGGCCGCCCCTTCCGCGACTCGCAGATACTCCAACCCTTTCGCTTGACCGCGCTCCGGAGCCTGGTGTAAGACTTGGTCCCATGACACTCACAACCGACGTCACTCTATACACCCGTGCCGATATCGCACTTGAATTTCGCCAGAACCCGAGCCTAGGTGAAATCCACGACATGCTGGAATTGGCGCTCGATAAAATCCCCAACCCTGTCGCAGGATCTCACGGATACCGGGACCCGGTACATCTCGCGGTACTGCCCCCTGGATGGGACCATGCGCGAGCCCAACTAGCAATCATCGCCCTCGAGACGATGCTAGACGGTGGACTGCCCGACGATCGGTACCTCCGTCGGTCCGTCACGATGTCCCCTCTACTGACGGCTGACGAACACGAGCGCCTCGAGCAAGTCCGCGACGAAGGTATGGTTCTCATACCCGGCGTTTTCAAGCCGCCCGAACTCGCCCCCAAACTCATGCGGAGTGATCGCGTCATGGGGGCTACGTGGTCCGTACCCCGTCAATGGCGATCTGACGCGAGGATATACTCTCTTTGCAACCAGATCCCATATTCGGATGTAATCCGAGCTGGAATGCTGGAAAGTCTGGCGAACCCTAAACACCGTTCGAGAGGCGGGACAATCAGCCTCTCGAAGCCGTATTATGAAGCGCTAAAAGTTCTCGTTGCCACTAGCGAATTTTACACCGCGACCCAGTGGCTGGACGCTGCGCTTCGAAAAGAGCCGTTCCCGTATGACCTTGGCAACCGCACTAGCGCAATCCCCCGAAGCGGCGAAAACGTCGTCAATTTCCGGAAGCATTGGTCCCATTCACCTCGAGACTTACCGAACCGTTGCCGGCGCCACATCGAACTGGCGGCCATGCGGTTCACCGGTCTGGACAATCCCGTGGACGCGATTCTCGAATGCGCCGCTCAAGTCATTAACAAGTGCGACCGCGAGAGATTGCGCCATTGAAACCGACGCACACCCCGAAAAGACTTCGCGCAACCGGCCCAGATAGCTAGCTATCCAGATCGGTTACGCGGAGCCTTCACGGGGCGCTTAGACCCGTTCGTGGTTCGTGGGGACGAGACGGCCCGTGAGCGGGTGCCAACGGTGAGTGCCAGCTTCAACGAGGCGCTCCTCGTCAGCCATGCGGATGAGTGCCGCCCCATCCTTGTCCAGGATGGCTGCCAGGTGGTAGTCACTGGTCCGGCGTGCTTCCTTCGCTTGCCGGATCAGTTCCCTGCCTCGGCGCTCCCACGCGTCTGCCCGACTCAGCACGACGCCTCCGGCCGCCCGTGCACGTCGAGATCCCACGGGATCTCGGCAATCGAGACCCTCTTGAGCTGCGGGGTCTCGTTGCGGCACACGCCGCGGAGGTCTTGTGCGTGGTCGTTAGCAGCCGCCAGGGCCCGCTCAGAAGCGGACCGGAGCGTAGACCCGTCGTGCTGCCGACGCCACTCCGCGACGACTCGTTGCTTCCGCGTGTCCCGGATCTGCGACACGGTATGTCCGGCCGGGTGGGCCACTACTGCCACGTGGCAGTACCGACCCCAACACTTGGCCGGCATGTTCGCGGCGCTTACGCGGACGGTGTACTGAGTTTCTTCGCATCGGTGGTTCGTGTTCTTCATGATGATTTACCTTAGATCGTTTCGTTGAAGTGTGCAAGGGAAATCGACACTGGTCGGCGGATGGGGCCTCGCAATGCACTCAAATACTACTCATCAGTTTTGGTCAGCATCTCTTCGGGGTCGATTTCAACCGTGAAGTGTTCGCGATCTTCATCGTGAACGATCGATCCTAGCTTCCACCGACGCCATGCGTAGACATCGATCCAAATTGCGCTAGATGGATCACCCCAATCACCATCTTCAACGAATTCGTTGACGGCCTCATTGAGTGTATCACAATGAGGGTATTCTACCTCGGCGTTCCCGTCGTCAGCGACGATGACGGAGACGCCATGCTGTTTAAGAATTTCTATTGCAGCTTCTTCCTCATAATCATCTAGAAGTGCCTGGATGATTTGTTCTGCTGCGCCTTCGGTTAGGTTGCGCAAAGCGCTGATAACTTTTTGGTCGTTCATGGTTCTATCTTTCGTGGTTCGTGGGGCCTCACCCGAAGTGTTCGGCGACCTCGGGCCCGTGCTCTGCACGGATGGCCCGGAGGGCTTTCTTGATTCGTGACCACCGGCCGTCGGCGTAGGCGACGACCAAGCGGCGGCAGGACTTCGTCCGGAGCATCTTTACCATGGCCGAGCAGCCCTGGCGGGTCGTAAGAATGTGGCGGTACTTGTTCCAGATCCGGATTTCGTTGGCTGCCGTCGTCGTCATCATGTTTATAGTTATAATTCATCCCGACGGGGTGCGCAAGGGGAAATCGACACCTCGTATCGATTTTTTTGCCCGACGGGGTGCGCAAAGATCTGTTCGGACGCCCGACCTGATCTGAGGATATACTACCCCCGTAGTAGTTATAATTCATCCCGACGAGGCGCGCAAGGGGAAATCGACACCGCGTCCCGGATCATGTCGGATCGTACCCGGTCGCTGTTAGCTCTCCTCGTAGCCAATCCGAGAATTCTCGATTGGTTGAGGCGGCCAGCCACGCCTTCAGGACCTCGAGGAGGACCTGCTGGCGATCGTAGCGCTTGCGTGCCGCAAACGATTCCGCTCGGCTCGGTGTTTCGACTTGCTCCCCACGCTTTCGTCTGCGGCTCCGTTTCTCGTCCTGGACCGAGCGTACACGACAGGTCGAACATCTCGCGAATCGGTTGTCGTCAATATGCCGCCCGCAACGGCACAGCCCCTGTTCCCGTAGGCGTGCACGTCGCTCCTTTTGCGTGGTCCGCTGCCGTGCCCGGTAAGCCGCATACTTCGCCGAATCCTCATCGGGTGCCTGGACATAGCAGACCGACGAACCATTAGGCAGATTGACATCTGATTCAATCAGGCTCACTCGTGTGATTACGCCGTCTGGATTAAATTCTACTCGCCACCACATGTTACCATCCTTCTCGCCAGTTCAGCGCGCAACCAACCTCCGCCATCCGCGGCACGCGCTCGGGCGACTCGTAGCATGCACCGCACACGCACGGGCTGTCCACAGGGCGTCGGTGCGGTAGATCGTAGCATTGGGGGCATAGACTGCTTACCTCGCCACGCTGGCACCGATCGCAGATCCAGTTAGGTCCTAGGTCGCCTCGAGTCCGCTTGCCGCAGACCATGCACCTGGTTCTTAATTTCATAACATCACCAATTCCAATCGTGTCCGAGACCCCACAACGCCAGCCCGAGCGCGTCTAGCACGTCACTGTTCGCTTTCTTGGGGTCGTACCCGTCCAGCTGTTCGGCGAACCGGCGGATCCGATTCGTCATGATTTCCTTAGGGATCGTCCCCTTCCACTTACGTGGATCGACCCACTCGCTCTCGGCTTGGGGGTATCGCTCGCACGCACGGCCCATCTGCTCTCCTGCCGTGCACGCGAGCGTAACGATCGAATTGGGGTCCAGTCGCCGTCCCCCGACACGGAGACGCGGCCGCTCACATAGGATGCGTTGAACCGAACCCAGCACCGGCAACTCTCGACCCATGTAGACGATTCCGGTGGCGGCTACAATCGCATATCCGGGCTTCTTACCTGGATCGATTCCTAGGATCATTTCCCACCCACCCCCAGTGCACGCAATGACAATTGTCTACATCTCTTTAGTGTTTGCCTTAACGCTTCCCGCAAATGGTCGCGTTCGGCCACGGCCCGCTCGGCGCGCTCCCGAGCCTGGCGATACATCTCGAGCGACTCCTTGTCGGATGCTCGTGCCTCGTCGCGTTCGGCTTCGGCCTGCTCGGCGCGCTCCAGAGCCTCGTCGCGCTCGGCTTCGGCTCTGATGTCCCGGAGACAGCCGGACCTGGTAGGAGAGAGCTCCCCGATAAACTGGCAATGCTCCAACCAGCATCGTGCGTGGAACCAGTGCAAGTGATTCGCAGCGTCTCGGCGCACCTGTAGTTCAACCATGTGCGCCAGTTCACCACACCACGTGCAACGCATTCGTCGTTTCGTCATTGGCACCCTCCGCGCCGGGAGATCTCCCGGTCAATATACCATCGAGCTTTGCGCAAGTCTTCCAGTGCGTCGCCCTTCAGACCCGCGCGCCAGAGATACTTGATAGCGTTACCGATGCAGAAATTGAAATGCTCCGTGATCTCGATGCATTCAATCCCGCTCGGGTGCGATGTGTAATGACTCGGTCGGTTGATTGAGTCGTCGTTCATCCTGACACCTTTTCGACTCGCCACGCGTAAGGATCCCCTCCACCGAGCAAGGCAGCCCGGAACCGAGCCACCTTGGCCGTTTTGGCTCTTACGTGTGTGACACGCCACACACCGTCTTGGCGTGTAGCTAGCCACCTCTGGACGCCTTTACGATACATGTCGGTTGCCCTCCTCCGCTTCGCATATGATGCACAGATGATGTTCATCGCGCGGGTGATGCGGGACCTTGGTACCGTTGTCCCAGAGACAGCTGGGCCTGGTAGGTGTTGCGCGCCGGTACCGTGTCCCAGAGACAGCTGGGCCTGGTAGGTGTTGCGAGGTTTTCGCTAACGTTTTGACGACCTTTTCGGTGCGGTCGGCGATCTCAGATTTGATCCGTCCCGGAGACAGCCGGGCCTGGTAGGTATTGCGGGGGTTCGGGTCATGTCCCGGAGACAGCTGGGCCTGGTAGGTGCACGCGGGTCGTGTGCGTGGATATCCACGCAGGTCCCAGAGACAGCTGGGCCTGGTAGGTGTAGTCGGTCATGCCCGTCCCGGAGACAGCCGGGCCTGGTAGGTGTTGTGGGTCGTTGCCCCCGTCTTGTTCTCGTCGTCCCGGAGACAGCCGGGCCTGGTAGGTGTAGTCGGTCACGACCCGTCCCAGAGACAGCTGGGCCTGGTAGGTATTGTGGGGTGCTCATTCGGCCGCTTCCGATTCCACTAATCTATGTAGCACATTTCGCGCGGCATTCAAGTCACTATTTTCCTCGTGCCCACATGAGGCACATCTACCGACCCGCCCCGGAATATCGGACCACGACCGAGGCTGCATTTCCCCACACATCGAGCATGTACGGGAGGTATCAGTAGGATCGACGTCTATCACCCGCTCACTTCCGTAGCGCTGGATCAGCATCGTCCGAACCGTCCGCATGAATGACAGATGCGGTAGCCCGCGCTGCCCGATGTTCGGTGGCAGGTCCTCCACCACGATGAATTCGTAGCGGTCCGTGAAAGGGAATAGCTCTCGACGCACGTATTCACGAACGTGACGGGCTGCCCGGCAATGCATCCTGGACACCGGCAACCCAGCAGCCTGGCGCTCGGCAATCCACTCAACATAGCCCCCAGGCGTGCGGAGGTGGCCCCGGTGAGATCCACGTCGCGTGTTGTCGGCGAGCAGCGTTGCTCCGTCGTCTCCCACGACCGCGAACATACTGACGAGGCCCACATCGATCCCGCACGCGCCAACACCCTTGGGCTTTGGTGGCACGATGACATGCTGGCGGATCGCAGCATACCAGCCGTCTCCCTCCCGCCGGAGCGACGCGCCCTCGACCCAATACTCAGACGACTGCAACCCGCGATCAGAACCTAGCCGGCACGCTATACGGCCCACGCCCGGTATCTGGATCTGCGCGTCCAGCCAATCCTTACGACCGTTCCGACACGAGGGCCTCGAACCGAACGCGCCAACGCGGAACAGCTTGCCGGTGCCCGACTGGAGGAGCATGTCCTCGTCACGCTTCTTGCGTCGGGGAGGCGCCATGCCTCGCTGAGTGCCCGCAAGCGCTTGATCGTAAGCCTTAAACAGCGCCTGCAATAGAGCAGATGCGGGCGGGTCGTCGTCGAAAAGATGCGGGTACAACTGATAATCGTGCTTCACGCCGAACTGCTGGCAGTAGTCCCTTACGTTCCGATACCTGAACGCCGAATCCTTTCGATGCGGCTCCAGTACCCGACGCACGTCCGCGTACCACGCGCGCATGCTGCCCTTATAGGCCGCCCACGCATCAGCACCCGCGTCATTGGCAGGGCGCTCGGGGCGAGGGCCGGCGCCGTTCTTGACGGCCCATGCCTCGTTCGCGGCCCTTGTGTCGGCGGCGCGAGCAACCAGCCAGTTCCAGAGGCGTCGCAAGCGGCGCTGCACGTCAAGTAGCGCCATCTCCTGCTCAGCCGTCGGGTACGCCTTCAGTTTCAGGCCCCGGATCTCGCGACCTTCGTGTTGTTTGATTTTTCGCACTTCTTCTCCGTCGTTCGATTTGGTGTCATCCCGGTCCCGGCGAGGGAGCCGTCATAGTCTGCACACTCTACAGCTAGCGTCGTCGTCGTCGCGTCCGGCACCGCGCGGGCGCTCCCCTTCCTCGAATTTTCGCCGGAGTTCTACGAGCCCCGCAGGCCACTTATCACGCGACGGCGATCGGAACGTGTAGCCGGTGCGAATCTCCTGCTGCGCCGCGTGTTCGTAAATGTCCGGGTATTGTCGCCACAGGTCCCACCACTCCGAGAGACGCTGGCCATAGCATCGCGCACAGTCAGTACGGCGCGGGATCGCGACTCCGCGCTCGGCGAGGTACGACTGGACCTCAGCAAGCCCCCAACCCCACTCCCGGAGCGGAAAGCGCGTCGTCACGTCCGACGAATAGATGCCCTTGCGTTCTTCCTCATCGGCGCGGAGCCCCACGCAAAGAGTGACCGGCCCGGGCTGTCGCCGAATCCACGCAAGGCACGGCTCGATCTTGAGCTGCCGAGTGCACCAGCGCTGCCGCCAGTTTGGGAGCGCCCCGTAAAACTCAATCAGCTCGTTCAGGTCCAACTTGTGCCGGACCCGCGTCAGCGGCTTGCCCAGTAGATCTTCCAAGTGCGCCCAATGAGCAACCATCTCCGGCAATTCGTCGCCCGTCGGAGTGATTAGGTATGTCGGGTCAGTCTCGGGTTCCAGCTCGGCTAACCGGAGCGCCAGCGCTGTTGAATCCTTACCGCCGGAGAGTGCAACTACCTCGTGAGTTTCTTTGCACGGTGTCAGTGGATATTCTCGGGTCATGGTTCTACCGTCAACGCTGCACGAACGTCTGCAATCTGCACATCCCGCGCGGCGTCCCATGCGGCGTCCCGCGCGACGCACCACGCGGTGACACTCGCGGCGTCCCACGCGACGTCCCACGCGGCGTCCCGCGCTGCGACACTCGCGGCGAATCTTGCGGCGAATCTTGCGGCGAATCTTGCGGCGAATCTTGCGGCGAATCTCGCTGCGTCCCGCGCGGCGTCCCTCGCGGCGTACCACGCGACATCCAGTTCTTCGCGTGTCGCTTCCCTTCTCGTGTATCGTCGCGCTACCTCGACCACCTCAACACTGCGCGGGTCTGGTGACCCCACGAGCTCCAACGCCCGCTCGGCCCAATCGCAAGCGAGCAGCCGCAAGGTCATCTCCGAGAGGACGTCTGGGTGCAACAGCACCCAAAGTCGATCCTCTGGCGGGACGTGGCTCGCGTCGCACACCTGAAGCGGTGTCAGCCCCTCAGGCGGGACCAGCTCCGCGATCTCCTCGTCGCTGTAGCAGGCACCGCGCTCGCGGAGGTATTCTCGGGTTATGATTATCATCGTCCCGCCTCCAACGCTGCACGGACTTCTGCAATCTCGACCCAATAGCCCGCGAACAGCCACAAGGTGCGTTCGGGCAGAAAATCCGTGTGCAACAGTACCCATAGGCGATCCTCCGATGGGACGTGGTCTGCGTCGCACACCTGGAGCGGTGTCACCCCCTCGGGTGGAACGAGATCGGCAATATCCTCGTCGCTGTAACATGCACCGCGCTCGCGTAGGTATTCTCGGGTTATGACCATCATCGTTCGTTTTCTCCGTTCATCATCCGTAATCTAAACCGTGCACCAAGAGGTTACCCGATTCATCACGCTTGTCAAACGCTTTTTTTGACCATCTGACCATAGCCGCTGGTTCCGCCCTGATTAAAACATTCGGCAGGTGACGCTTGGCGCCTCGGACCATAATCAGCGCGATCATATCCCCGGCTTGGGTCACGGCATCTCGATCAACCTCGAAAATGAATTCGTCGTGCACGAAGTTCACGATCTTTGGGCGTCCGGGTATGACGCCCTCTGCCACGGCCCGAGTCAGTAACCAGCCGACATGAGATTCCACCACGGCCCCGAGCCCCTGGAAAAATGTGTTGCAGGCGGAACAGTACGTGCAACCACGCCGGGTAATCCTGGTCCCGGGTATCGGCACGTCATACCGCTCGCCGATGCGGTAGGTCCGCACGTGCTCCAAAAACGCCACACCGTCCGGGTTCGCCGATCGCCAATGGTCTACCAATGTGTGAGCGAACTGTGTTGAGATGGTGAGACCGTATGCTTGTTTGGCGTAGATAGTTAATGTCGGTGCAGACATCCCACCGGGGCAACCGAAGTTCACAACCTTCGCGCAATTGCGTGCGTTTTTGGCTTCGGGGTCACCTTGGGAGATTCGCTCACGGAACGATTGGTAGTCCGTACCTAGAATCTCACAACCCACATGGGAGTGTAGGTCCTCCCCTCGGTTGATTTTCTCGGCCATGTCCCAACGGCCCAGGTACGTCACACAGCACTGGGCTAGCGTACCCAATTCGAGCCCCCCGTGGTCCACAGTCACGAGCGCGCGCGCCGGGTCACGTGGCGCGAAACATTCGCGAATGCCCGCCTTGCGCCGGATGTTTTGCAGGTTCGGCCGCGCCGAAGTTGTGCGCAAAGTGTCCGCGTGCCCAAATTTCGTGTGCACGATCCATTGGCGTAGAAAATCAAGGTCTTTGCGCTCGACCGCCAACCATTCACCATATTCGGCGAATGCTTCGAGTAGCGGGTCCCCGGACTCAATCAGGACGTCCTTCGACGTTTTCACGTTCGGGACGAATGGCTTGAGCGATTTCCGGTGACGAGGTTCCTCCGTCATCGGTGGCACGTCGTCATACGCTTCCGTGACCCGAGCACGGATCACCTTCATGTCTCGACTACCGTCCTCGCGAATCAGTCCGAACTCCCGGGCGATTTCCCCCAGCGTCTCGAGTTGCTCGCTCGCGAGCCGCGCTAGTGCCTCGACACGGTCCGGATCTGTTGTGAGGCCATTGTTGCTGATCTGCCTCAACCAGAACGACTTGCGGGAGAGCTCTGCCCAGTCGTCTGGATCGATGTTTTCACCGTGGCGCTCGATCTGTCGAGACACGATGCGAGCCCCGGCAATCGCGTCCCCAAGCGCGTAGGTCCGGTACTCTTCAGGCCAGTCATCGGGGTGCAACCCGATCAGCTTCGCGTAGCTCGTCCTGACCTCGTCACCGTCCGCATCGGTGGCGTGCTTATCCACCTCGATTTGCACACCGTAGACGCGGGAAAGCATCGCCAGAGACAACTCCTTTCGCGTCGTCTGTTTCTGGATTTCAGCGATGCGTTCAAGTGCGCCGACATCTAGGATGCACCCTTGGGCGTACCTCTGGAGTACTAGATCAATCGGCAGGAAACCCCACTCAACGAGGCACAACACGTCGAACGCAATATTAACGCCCGTGACGGTCTCGGTCGCGAACAGACACCGCACCGTCTCGACGGCTTCGGGATCTAGATCACCGTCCCGGACGAGCCGGAACACGATCGCGGAATCGGGGTCATCGCACCACGCTACGGAGCAGCAGATCGGCATGGGGGCCTGGTACCCGAGGCCGAACCGATCCGTTTCAAGGTCTAGGGAGATCATGGTTGGATAGAGGCGGGGGCCGTAACCCCCGCCGTTGGAGTTACTCGGTTTGGGCTCCAAGTGCATCCCGCAGGTCCGACACATCTTGCTCGCGGGCCGCGAGCGCAGCCCGCAAGTCCGACACCTCTTGCTCGCGGGCCGCGAGCGCTACTTGAGCTTTCGTGATTTCTTGCTTCTGTCGCACCACCGTCTCCTCGAGGTCCTCAATGCGTTCGAACTGCCGCTCACACTTGAGCGACAGATCCGCCGCCAGATGCGCCAGTCCTACGAGCCGCTGCTCGAGACGATGCTCATCGAACACGAGCCGCTTCTCTCGGATATCATCAGTCATGCATCCCCCGTCGCGTTGCGGAAGTTGTATTCCGTGATCTCGGCGCCGTTCTTCGTCTTACGATTGAACGCGACGATTTCGACAATGACGCCATGCTGGGCGGCATCTTCGCCGATATCCCGCCACTTGCTGAGGACCGGATTGACCGAGGTGTCCGGATCCGGTGGCAGGTCTTCGACGGCGAGCATGATCTTTCGTAGCTTGCCGCGCTCGACATTCTTCTTCCAGCCCTCCGCATCGATCTTACACCGCACTGCCCTGATGTCTTCCGGCGCCACGTCTTCACGGCTGGACTCGAGGATTTCGAAGTAGGTCATGAAACTCCGCTCGCCTTGCGCGTTCCGCGCCATCGTCACACCCCTGAAGAGTGTGAGATACTTCCCCGGGCCCCACGGAAGGAACGGGGTCATGTCACCATAGTTCGCGACCTTGTCATCATCCAAATCAACGTCTGACATTTGCTGTTCTCCTATTGTTGTTGGTCACACCCATTCCGCCATCCGGAGCTTGTGCTCTTGCCCGGTGGTCTGGAATGCGTAATCAGCTTGCACGAGCGCTTTCGCGAGCGCCCTCTCGTTTTCGGGACACCCGATCCAGATCGTCACCGCGACGGGTGACGTTTGGCCTGGCCGGTGCGTGCGGCCGAGGGCTTGCTCCCACTGGTCTTGACCGTCTAGCGGTGAAGTGAACAGATTTCGTGAGAAGAGAAATTGCAGGTCCCGACCTTCAAGGTTCGCATCCACGCTCACGATCGCCGGAACGTCCGGGTCCGCATCTTCGATATACACGCCCGTCCTGGCGTCGATACCCTTACTAGCATAGTAGGGCCACCCTGTGCAATCTCTCAGTCGTTCAGCGAACGCAGAATGCTTGCACCATATCAACCCCGTACCGTGGGGCGCTTTCTCAGTAGCCGCTTCAAGCGCCCATCCGATTGCCTCATCGATCGCATGCTCTGAGAGCCAGTGCGGCACTGTGTGGGGGACGTAGGTAGGCTCGATTCGCTTCCAATCATCGTAACGATCATAGTACAGCGCACCCTCCGTAACCACGTCCTCGACTTGCTTCGGCGAGTCATATTCGCCGGATTCAGCGATCGTCTGCCGGATGAACCTTGCCCACTTGCGTCGTTCGTCAAACCACGGTTTCGGGGGGCGAGGGTCTCGGATGTAGCAGAAACCAAGCGACATCTCGCTTGCTGCGCGCCACATCTCGAACTGGTCAAGCATGATCCAACCGTCGGGTGCCTCTCCGAATTTCCGGAGCGTCTGCCACGCTTCAATCATGTCCGGGTTGTCGGACTCAGGCAGGTCTCGCACATGAATCCGTAGCGGCACGTCATCAAACTGATCGGCGGTAATGATGACACCGGGCGTTTTCGTCAGCCGTTCGCAGTATCTAGCACGCGCTTCGCGGACTGTCCGACACACGCCTAACGCCGGAGTGAGCGCATCGAGGTCGGGGTCTTCGTCGGCGCGCTCCGGGGCAGCATCAAGCACTGAAGCCCAAAGGGCCTGCTCTTCAACGTTTGCCGGAACGGGTGCGCGCGAACGGAGCGCCCAAGTCAGCAGGTGCGCGTAGTCTAGGATCGATCCTTTCGTCAACGTACCCGACATGCAGACGAACCTCGTCGTCGGGTGCTCCGACATGTATCTCGCAACACGCCTTGCAACGGCCGATTGAGTCACCCGCTTGAGCTTGTGACCTTCGTCCGCCACGATGAGATCGGGTTGATACGCCTCTAGCAGATCGTGATGCTCGGACCTCCCGAGTCTACTATACGAGACGATTTGGATACTGTGAGGGATCTGCCAATGCAAGCGCAGCTTTTCAAATTGTGTGTAGGTGCGATCGACTAGCTTGCCGGGGACCAAGAGCATGGGCCTGGACGATTTCAAAATCGCCGCCGCGAGCCCTGAGATGATCGTCTTACCTCCGCCGACGAGAATGTGAAGGAAGGCTCCTTGGCAGCGCTCAATCTCCGCTAGCGCCGCACCCTGAACGGGGCGGAGACGCATCGTACCCGCATTCGTCCGCAACGCGTCAGTGAGCGTCGCGGCGATTGCAGGAGCCGATGCGGTCCAATCCCGCCCAGGGAGCTTGGCGATGCGGTTCACGACTAGCCCTTGGTGATTCGGATCTCGAGACGGAGGCCCATTCCGTCAGCAATCTGCGCGGCCCTGGCGATCGTGGCGCCTAGATCCGCTCCCGATGCATGGGCGGGTGCCGGTTCGGCGGGGGTGGGCTCGGGCGCTGGCGCGGGTGCCGGTTCGGCGGGGGTGGGCTCAGGCGCGGGTGCCGGTTCGGCGGGGGTGGGCTCGGGCGCTGGTGCGGGTGCCGGTGCCGGTTCGGGCGCTGGCGCGGGTGCCGGAGCTGGCGCGGGTGCCGGTGCCGGGGCGGGTTCAGGTGCCGGTGCCGCTTGACGTTCTTCCTTCCGCTTCGCAGCCTCGGCCTTGATTCGTGCGATTCTCTCTGCTGCTGATTCTGACATGATATGCAATCCTTTCTTACTTGGATCTCTTTTCAAACTGCAAACCTCTGCTGCATCGCACCACATTCCCACATGATCGCAGGATTCAGGGTCCGCAGGCAGGTTTACATTACACCAATCAACCGTCCCGATTTCATCGGGGCGCTGGTCTCGCTCCGCGCGTAGGTCTCGGAGCAGTCGCGCTACAGGCACGATCGTCCGCTCGACTGCGCGGATGGCGGATGCGGTATCGATTAGAGCGACGACCGGCCACGGGTTGCCACCGCGCTTCGGGAAATATACCCACTTCAGTTCGGTCGAATCCCCGAAGCCGTATTCGCTCGCGCAAGCTGCGGTGTACACGAGCGCTTGCGGGTCGCCACGAATCGTCTCACTAGTGTATGCGTACCGTCGATTGCCAATCGTCTTCAGGTCCCCGATCGTATTCGTTTTCGGGACGACGAAATCAGGAATCCCGTAGAAATCGACCCCGTCAACGGACCACTGAAGGGGTGCTTCAACGATTGCCGTGCCTGGGGTGGGGAGCAGGTGTAGCCCCCTCGCCAATAGTCGGCCCTCAACCGTCGTCGCGTCCGGCGCGGTCCTGTTCGTCTGCCAACGCTCCCCCTGCGCGTGCAAATTAGTCCCGAAGGCAAGCGCGTCGCTCGGCTTACGTGGTACGCGAGCGAGCTTGTCAAAGCCCCATTTACGTGGGCAGCGTTCCCAGTTATTCACTTGGGAAATTGAAATTCCTCTAGCCATGGCGGTTCGTGTTCGTGTGCGTTGGACTATACAGCCACAAGCGTCCGCTGGCTACCGTAATTCAGCAAAGCGTTGACGATTTCGTCTGCACTGCAATAGTTCGACCGCTCGACCCAACGCAAAATCGCATGCCATGGGATTTCGATTGTGCCAGACCCCTTGACGACATAAGGGCTTACAGCCCTTGCGATCGATGAGATTGTCGGTTTCCCGCGCTCGAGAAAATGGGTCCAGTACGATTCAATATCAACCATCCGAACCCTAACTACGTGTCGGTCCTGGTCTACCACGGTCCCGAGGCGGACTCGGTTCGGGTGCATGATCGACTTCACTAACCACTCGAACACTGCGCCCTGGAGCCCGAATGAGAATTGCAACAGACCTGCATCGTCGGGAGGGATTCCGAACCGCCCCTGGTGCACCACATCCATTTCCTCCGCGTACCATGCGACGTGTTTGGCGATGAGATTGTCTTTAACCCAACCGACTATGTCCTGCTGCTTAAGAAAATCTGCGGCCTCTTGTCCGACATTCACGACGCGGAGCCGTTGCCGGATAGCCTCAATGTCGTCGGCGGATAGCGCCTCACCGAAGTCTAGGACGTTATCGTTGTTCGCCGCGATGATGATGCGGGGATACCCTTCGAGATAAGACGGCGCACGGTGTTTCGCGTTGATCGTATGCTTGCCTTTCTGCACGAGTTCTCGGATCTCACGCGAGCGTGGTTGCTCCCTACGGTCTCGGGGGATCTGCCCCTCATCCGCAAACACGAGCGGACACGAGAGTAAGATCTCGTTGAAGCCGCCCTTCCCCCCGAGCGCGTCATCAAGCGTCGGTGGTGAGTCTCGCGTCCAGTAACGCGCCAGTTGCTGCGCGAACAGGCTCTTACCCGTTCCTGGCGTGCCTAGCAGGACGAGTGCCGCAAGCGGTCTGCTAGTGTCCAGTGCGAGCGTTGCCCAGTCTAGTAGTAGGCTCGAACCGCCTCCTAGTATCGTCAGCCAGTCGTGGATCTCTTGAGTGAACTGGGGCATCGGTTCGGGCTCGCGTGCAGCCGGCAGTAGAAGATTCCGTTCCGCGCCTTTGCGTCTGATCATAGGTTGCCTCGAAGTGAATGAATAGGACACACTTTCGATCGGCGTGCCATATGTGTCGATCAATTCTTGAGGTTGAAGCCGGCGAGTCTCGTCCCCCGACCTCTTGAATAGGTCCACACCAAAGCGATCGAACTTGTCGGACACTTGACGGAGAATGCCCTCTTTCGACGTGTAGACGTACTGCAGTCCGTATGTCTTGTCGCTTGTCGCGAGGTACATGTCGCGATTGTGTTGCAGGATCAGATGCTTGAGCGGGTCCTCACCCTTTTCCAACGCCAGGCACTGGAAAAGCTCGTTCACCGTCCGCGGCTCAATCCGCGTAGCAGTCGGCGGGACGACCTTCGCTCGATCTGCTGACAGCAGGTATTCGTTAGCTCGGACGAGTTTCGAGGGTAAATCACGCCCGAAGGTGTCCGTCTCGTCCTGGACCATGCGATCGATCGACTGCTGTAAGGTCGCTTGCAGTGTCTCGAGCTTGATTCCTCGGAACGACTTTGCGAGCTCCGTCACGACGCAGAACAGGCTGACATCGCGCTTGCCTGGATCGGCGAATGAGACCCCCTCACGAATGGCTGAGAGCATTCTCGCAACGTCGTGGCGCCCCGGGTCCGACGAACCCTGGAGCCGCTTTATCAAGCGGCTGAGCGCCTCTCTCGCGATAGGTGCTCCCGAGGTTGGTGGGGCAGGCTTCTCAGGAGCGGCTCGGGGGGTAGGGTTGTCGGACACTTCGTCCGGATCCCAAGGCCGCCCCTCGAGGTGGATCTGGAATGCCGCGTCCCGGTGCTCAGACGGGCACGAAGGCCAGTAATATGCTTGACCGACCGCCGACGGGTTGGAATCTCGTGCGGGAAATTGCTCCCCCAGGCGACGGAACACATGACCCCATTCACCCGGATCGACGGGACGCGCTAGCCTCAAGACGGCGCGGAATTTCGCGCGCTCGGATGTGTTGCCGTAACTGCTCGCGATCGCCACCTCGAAGCCTTCGAGCGAGCGGATCACATCCTCGGTCTGATCCGCATCCAGACCTTCATGATCTGGTCCGTCGAAATCAAGAACCGCATAATGCACCGCGACCACGCCACTGTTGCCACGAGACGCGCCAGGTTCTAACTCGTAGGGGCCGAATAGTGGCGCGACGTCTTTCGCTTCCGTGACGATGTGCTCGGCTTCCAGGAGATCTGTTAGTAGGTCAGTCGATCGCGCTTCGGTGCGATCGGTTTCTCTCAGCCGCGGAAAGTGCGTGTACATCCACTTAGTTCGTGTAGCTGCTACCAGAAAGGACCCAGCTGCCGACACTATTTGACCAGGTCACTTCGATCGCGGTCGGGTACCCGGTCCCGTTTTTGATGTCAATCCCGCCTGACATCCCACTAATCGGCTGCACGTTGATGTAGTAGTTCTCGTCCAGATTAACCATCTTCATCGTATCACCGTCACCGGTTCCGGTGTTAAGAACCCATGCGCGGCCGTCAGTGCTAAGGTGAGTGTCCTCCTGAATGTGTACATCCGCGGACGATACCGAGATGTTCTGATTCGTGTCCGCGGTATAGGTTGCGACTCGCTTCCGAATGCGCCCGGAACTGGTAGGAGTGACAATCCCGTCCAAAGTCACATCGTCGAATTCCGGTGTACCCGTGAATAAGGGGTTGCCGGAAAACGTAGGGTTGCCTGCAACCGTGCCATTGAGCG